TCTTTATTCTTGCTTTCTTCTATTATAGGTGAAGTATAAGCACTTAAATTTAAAATGTGGATATTATTCATAAATTATAAATTCGTTATTAGTAGTATTTTCTGTGTAAACATTATTGTTTATACTATAATCTACAATATCTTGGTTTGTACAAAAAGCTAAACCTGTATAAACTATTTCAGTATCATTTTTAACTTTAATTGTATAGTATTTATTTTCTTTTACATCTAATGTTACATTAATCTCCATATAGTAAGCAGAAATATAAAACTCACATTGTATTTCAGTTTCTAAATTAGTTTCTTCATCTACTAAAACTATTGAAGTAGCACTGCATCCATTAATTGCTAACTTTAATGTTTGTACTCCTTCCTGTTCTTTTAGTATTATCATTGTTTTATTTTAAAAATTAAAAAAGTACAAATTTGTTATAACTAAAAAAGGGTAGCAAAAAGCCACCCTTTAAAAGTAATATAATTAAATATTAAGATCCTAAAACTACAGTAAATCCTGCACCTGCTAAAGTATCTCCGATAAAGTTAGCTGGTACTGGTTCCATACCTGTTAAAGTTAAAGTGTAACCAGAAAGATCTCCCATAGCACCACCTGTTACAATAGTACCACCTGTTACATCCATTCCGTGCTTTAAACCTGCATAAAAGAAATTACCATTGTTATCTTCAACAATAACTTGTGGGCGACCATAAGCCATCAATTTAAGTTGTTTGTTATCTACAATAGATAATTTTTTAAATGTAAGAGCTAATACTTGCTCAAAGAAAGTAGTTCCATTTTCCCTAGAACTATTAATATTTTGTGTAAAAGTTGAAGCACCTTTTAAATCGTATTTATATGCTGTAGGAGTACCTGCTACATCTGTAATAACATCTGTATTAGTAGCATCATAAGTGTACCCTGTAGCATCACCATAATTTACGAAATAAACAGCTTTTAATCCACCTACTGAATCTTTACAAGGTTCGATTCTACCTAATGAAATATCACAAGCCATAATTTATTTTTTAAGATTATTAATAAAAAAAAAGGATGGTGTTTATTCCACCACCCTTTTAAGTTTAATTTTGCTAATTATTAGTTAGCAGAGTTAGTGATTCCGTAAGTTACGATATCTTCAACTATTGCGTATTGTACACCAGCAGTAAATCTAGCTACTACTCTTACATTTTGTGATCCATCTAAATCAGCCATATCAATCAATTTAACTTCATTCAAGTCATTTAATAAACCTGTACCAAAGAATAAGTTAGATTTTTGTGCAGCGATTGCTGTGTTAGCAGCCATACCATTAGCAACAAAGATTTTAACTCCATCAAAAGAAAGTGATCCGTTATTCCACCATTGAGTACCCATATTGTTAGTACCATTAGCACCTAACCCTGAAGCTCCAAAACCACCTAAAGCACGTACATAAGCTCTAGCGATGTTTTGAGATACATAAATGTGTAAATCTTCTTTTCCGTAAAGTGAAGCAGGAATAGCATCAACGATTTTACCTAACTCAGCAACTACGTTAGCAGCAGTAACTGTAGTACCAGCAACTTCTTGAGCAGTAGGTAAAGCAGCGTCTAAAGCTAATAATGTAGCGAACCCGTTAAATTCACCTGCATTAGCAGTAACACCTTTCCAAATGTTTTGTTCTGTTTTTTCAGCAACTTTAGCAGCTACGTGAGATAAAATATAATCAGCAAATGATGGAGGCATAGAATCAAATGCAGAATATCCCATTTGTACAGCTTCCCAGTCTGATCTAAAGTCTTTTTTACAAAGTTGTAAGTTTACTTGAAATTCTTCAGGAGTAAGGATTTTTTCAGTTAATGTTACAGTAGAAGTAGCAGTAAAGTCACAAGTTGCATCTTTAACGATAGCATCTGTAGCTAATTTTTTAATTACTTCTTTGTAAGCGATGTTTGGTTTTACTTCGATACCACCGTTTTCGATAGTAGCAGCTGATAATAAAGCAGCAGAGATATATTTACCTGCAAATTCACCAGCGTAAGTAGTTGTAATACTAGTTGTAGTAGCCATTTTTTAGTGTTTAATTTGTTATTATTTAATATTTGCAATTTTTCCTAACACAGTATCGAAAGTAGTTTTACTTCTTGATTGTGCAAATAGGTTTAATTTTACCTCAGATTTAGCTTCTGGGTTGTGTACTAAAGGTTGTGCAGATAATTCTACACCTTCTTCTTCTTTTACTTCTTTTAAAGCTTTAATTTCTTCTTTTAAAGCCTCAATTTCTGCTTTTAAAGCGTCTACTTCTTCTTTTGAAAAGTGAGATTCTCTAATTGTAGATTCGATAACTTTTTTAGGAGTAGCAGTTTCTGACATTTCTTGTTCAACTTCTACTTCAACTTCAGGAGTTTCAGCAGGTGCTTCTTCAACAACTTCTGCTTCTTTAACTTCAGAGATAATACCTTCTTCAACAACGATAAGCATCATACCATCCTCTAGTTTGTACTCACCAACAGGTAAAGCGATACGATCTTCTTCGTTAACGATAAAAACAGGCATACCAGCTTCAAAAGCTTCAGCTTCTAAAACCGTTCCGTTATCTAACTTCATTTGGGCAAGTTTTACTTCCATTCCCAAAATGGTTTTGATTTGATTAATTACATTTGACATATTTACTTAATTTAATTACTATTTTAATTTAGTTTTAAATTCATCTACAATTTCTCTTGTATCTACAAATTTATTACTCCAAGCAGAAATAGAAACTCCATCTAATAAACTTAATGATTGTGGTAATTCTAAACCTAAGGAATCAGCTTGTTTTTTTAAATTAGATATTTCTGTATATATATTAACTAACTCTTTATCTAATAAATCAGTTTCTTTTTTTAAGTCAATACCTTTTCTTTCTAAATCACCAACCATAGCTAAAACTTTATTGCTTTCAGCACCCCAAGCATTTCTTTTATTAAAATGATCTTTAGCTTTAGATAACAAATTAGCTTTTGCTTTTTCAATATCATCTAATTTAGCTAATTCAACTTTTTGAGTAGCTAAATCTGTTTTAAATAACTTATTCGTAATGTTGTTTAATTCGTTACGCATTGTTTTTGTTTTAAAAATTAATAATTATTTATTTGTTATATTTTTAACCTCTTGTGTTTACAATTACTCTAGCTTGGTTAGCATTAGTTACTTCACTTACTCCTTGACTTACTAAAGTACCTACACCTTGATTTAATAGATCACCATTACAGCATTCTGCTTTATAAGTGTTATCATCACATAGACAACCTTTTCTTCCACCCTCAGGGCTTGTTTTACTTTTTGTTTTTTTGCTCATATTATTGTTTTTAATTAATTACGCTACATTAAATATATTTACATTAACAGATGGAGATAATGGTCTTGTAGGATTAGTTCCTGCTGCTGTATGAAGTACCTTCATTCCTGTAGCTTGTGACCACCAATAAAATTTAATACTTTGACCTGCTGTTAAAGCTATAGTATCAGAAATAATTGCTAAAGTTTGATCATTCTGTGCAGATGAAGTTGTAAATGTAAAAGCTGAATTAGGAATAATTACATCATCTATAGTATACCATACAGTTACATTATAATTAGAAGCACCACCTGTAAAAGCAAGTTGTAAAGACATACTAAAAAAATAAGTACCATCGTTTTCTACTATTATATTATTATTTTCACCTAAAGTAAAACCATTAGCTGTTTGAGTTGAGTTAATTAAAACTTGGTTAGCTGTAGTTGCACCTGCATTGTTTTGTGTAGTTGTATCAAAAAAAGTACCTGAATGAAAATTAGTAACAACAGTTTTTATTTCATCATTTAAATGAACTTTCAATTTGTTATCGTAAATGTGCATACTACCATTTTCTACTGAAATATTATTTTCAGTATCTAAAACATCACATCTAACATTGTAAGAAGTATTTACCATAATTTTATTTTAATTGTTTTAATTTTCTTTCAGACCATCCTAAAGCAGATTCTCCACCCCATAACAAATAGCTAATTGTACCACAAGCTTCTGTATCATTTTCGTTATAATATTCTTTTGCTCTATTTAAATAAGAGTACATTCTTTCTATAGTTTCTAAGCTTATTGGTTCTTTATTTGCTAATTGCTGTGCTCTTACTTTTCCTACTTGTGTAGCACATTTATTATTATTCTTTTCGTTTAATTCTATTCCTTTTTTAGCGTTATTACTAACTGCATCAGGGTAATCATTATAAGATTCTAATTCGTATTTTAATAAAACATCTTTAATTTGCTCTATTAGTTTTTCTTCTTCTGTAAGTTCTTTACTTAACTCTTTTTTAGATTCTAATTTATCAGCGAAATATCCTTCTAAACTAAAACCTTTAACCTTACCTGTTTTTACAAAGTCATTCCAAATTTCATCATTATCAACTTTTATAGAAGCCATCCAGGTACCTACAGGCACACTTAAATTGTATAAAGCAGATTTGTCTTTAGTTAAATCTTCTACTATCCAACTTTCAACTACTGTTAAACCTTCAATAGCTTTTTGATGTTCTAAAGTGCTGTTAGATTGGTTACCTTTCTTTAAAAATAATTGTGACGCTTTTACTACAGTATCTTTTGAAAAGTAAATGTAATACTCTGTATCTCCACTTTTTCTATAAATAGGTTTTTCAGGTATTAATACAGCACCCATTAAGATACGTTTTTCTTTAGATACCTCAGCAAGTTTAACTTCTTCTGCTTTTAAAGCTACAAAGTCCGATTCTATTGCAGGTGATTCTACTACGCTGATAGCTTCTACACCTTGCAATTCTTCATTATCGTCTATAATTAATTCTATTAAGTTCATTTACTTTTTATTTAAAAATTAATATTATATTAAATTGTTATTTATCCTAATGTAGCGTTGTTTACTATGTTTCTATTCAAACTTTGTGCAGATGTTACATTACTAGCAACTACATAAGCTTGTACAGGTGCTGCACCTTGATCACTCATTACTTGTGCTATTTGATTTGTACCACCAGCACCAACTACATTAAAACTTGGAGCAGCAGGTGCAGTACCACCACCAGCACCACCTCCACTAGGAGCAGAACCACCACCAGCTCCACCAGGTACATTGACAGCAGCAATATCTTTAACAGTTTTAAATGCAGAGGCAGCTATAACAACAGTTGATGCTATTTTAGTTGCAGTTCCGTAAGGCTCTGGGTAAACATTTTTTGCCTTCCAAACCTCAGAAATACCTAAATAAGCGTTAATAGTGGCTTGTGCTATTGCTAAAGCTTTACCCTCTGCAGTTTCTTTACCTAATAAATCAGAAAATGCACCTAACATTTCAGATGTTTTTTTAGCTAAAGCTGTTTGTCCCTCATATTTTAATCTATCAATTTCTAATTCACTAGCAGTTCTTACTTTTTTCTTATTTAGGTATTCTTCTTCTATAGCATCTCCAACCTCAACAATAGCTTGTAAACTATTCATTTGTTCAGTAGACGCATCGTATTTTTTTCTTGCTTCTTCTGCTACATTTTCTAACCTTGCATTAGTTAATAAAGCTAAAAATTCTTTTTCTTCTTTTAATTGTTCTTCTCTTTTTTTCTTTTCTTCTTCTCTTGCTTTTTCTGCTGCTTCTTTTTTCTTTCTATTAGCTTCTTCTTGTTTTTTAGCTAATTCTTCATTGTGTTTTTGTTGTTCTTCTCTACGCTTAGCAAGTTCTTCTTTTTCAGATTTAGTTTGTTCTTTACTTCCTTTATCAAATCTTTTATAAGCATCTTCTCCACTTTTTACAGCATTTTTAAAACTATCTTTCATTTGGTTAAAACCTTCTTTAGCTGCATCAAAATCTAAAGTAACAATACCTTTCATCATTTTAATATAACCACCACCAGCTTCTTTTACATAAGTAAATAAACCAACAAGACCAGAATAAAATAAACCAATACCTTGTGTAATATATGGTAAAGCTTGCATAGCTAGATCCATAAAAGAATCTATTAAAGGTTCTAATGCTCTAAATATCCCACCAAGTATTTTTTCAAAAGCTTCTGTTAAAGGTTTTAACTTTTTCATAGCACTTTCATTTTCAGAAAATGCAGCAGCTAATCCTGCAACAGCAGCAACTATTAAACCAATTCCTGTAGCTTTTAAAGCAGCACCAAAAGATTGTGTAGAAACTTTAACTTTGTTAATTCCTGCACCTAAAGATCCTAATGGTCCACCAACTTGTTCTAAACTATCAACCCAATCAGATGAAGTATTTTTAGCAGATTTAATTTTATCTTCTAAGTCATCTATTTGATTATAAAGCTTTTTAAAGTCCTCACTTCCTGCAGCTGTGTTCTTTAATTCTCTTTTTAAAGCTCTTAACTCAGAAATAGAACCTTCAAT